CCAGTTTCTCCTGCTCCAGTTGGTCCACTAGGACCACTAGGACCACTAGCTCCAGTTTCTCCAATAGGTCCACTAGGTCCACTAGGACCAGTAGCTCCTGTTTCTCCGATAGGACCGCTTGGTCCGCTAGGTCCACTTGACCCAGTAGCTCCAGTAGCTCCACTAGGACCACTTGGACCACTAGGTCCACTAGGTCCAGTAGCTCCTGTTTCTCCTGCTCCAGTTGGTCCACTAGGACCACTAGGACCACTAGCTCCAGTTTCTCCAATAGGTCCACTAGGTCCACTAGGTCCACTTGGGCCAGTTGCTCCAGTTTCTCCAATAGGACCACTAGGTCCACTAGGACCACTTGGTCCAGTAGCTCCTGTTTCTCCAATAGGTCCACTAGGTCCACTAGGACCACTTGAACCAGTAGCTCCAGTAGCTCCACTAGGACCGCTTGGACCACTAGGTCCAGTTGCTCCAGTTTCTCCTTGAGGACCACTAGGTCCACTTGGTCCAGTTGCTCCGGTTTCTCCGACAGGTCCACTAGGTCCACTTGGTCCAGTTGAACCAGTTGCTCCAGTAGCTCCACTAGGACCGCTTGGACCACTAGGACCAGTTGAACCAGTTGCTCCAGTAGCTCCACTAGGTCCACTTGGTCCACTAGGACCACTAGGACCGGTAGCTCCACTTGGTCCAGTTGAGCCAGTAGCTCCAGTTGCCCCTTGAGGACCACTTGGTCCACTAGGTCCAGTTGAACCAGTAGCTCCACTTGGTCCAGTTGAGCCAGTAGCTCCAGTTGCCCCTTGAGGACCACTAGGACCGCTGGGCCCCGTAGAACCAGTTGCTCCAGTTGCTCCAATTGGTCCAGTTGAACCAGTTAGCCCCGTAGCTCCAGTAACTCCAGTAGCTCCTGTTGGTCCGATAGAACCAGTTAGCCCTGTAGCCCCAGTAGGCCCAGTAGCTCCTGTTGGTCCAGTTGAACCAGTAGAACCCGTTGCTCCAGTTGCCCCTGAAGAGCCAGTAGGCCCTTGAGACCCTAAGGTAGATCTAATTTTTACTATTGGTTTGAGCCCCATTCAATTTTTTAATAAGTAATAACTGCTTTAACTGTAAAATTGCCGGCTGGATTAGAAGTGTCATCAATTGTCACCGTAGCTTTAATGTGGGTAATCCCCGGCAAAGTTACTGGATCTAACCACAAAACATTTGTTCCATCAGAAGACATATCTTTATCAGCAACGTGAGTGTAGATTGACTCGCTATCTGAGCTGGCCACATTGTCAATCAACATATTATAGGTTTGATAATTTGTCCCTCCGTCAAGAGAGGCAGTAATTGTCAAGGTGGCTGTTCGGTTAGCAATTGTTCCCGCTCCTGTTAATTCAATTCCTACCCCTTTAGCTCCAGCCACAAGCTGAACTTTTGAAGTAGTAGTTTCTGTGACTGCATCAAGCAAAGTCGGTGTATAAACTATCCCCGTTGAGTAAGTTAGGTGTTGAGCCATAATATTATAATTTTAATGTCTAATTTTTGTTTGGCCGTTTGCTTTCAAGAAACGGCCAAAGAATAGCTAGTTAAGTGGTGGTAATCTTGAGGATTTGGACATAGATAATTCCCGTGTCAGCAGTTTCACTGTTAGCAATCTTCAATGAACCACTGGCCGCAATTTCGTGCTTAGCATCATCAATTTCAGCTGCTCTAGCAATGTCTGTATCGTCTGTTCCATAGGCAACCGCACTAACAATCGGATCTGTGCCATCGTTGACATTCCAAGTTCCAGAATTACCACCTTTGGTACTTACCGCCCAAGCATCAATCACTCGAAACTTAAACGGAGCATTGGAGTCAAAGATAGTAGTTGTAGCCGCTCCACCATTTACAGCAACAATCGTAATTGGAACACTGTAAGTAGCATTTGTCCCAGCAATGTCTTCAATCTCAGCTCCACCAATGTCAGTGATAGTATTGCTATCAGCCGAAATGATCTTGTCGGTCAGGGTTGAAGAGCCCACCTCAGTCCAGCTTCCCGAAACATATTTCTTCAGCGTACCGCCTACAATAGCCAATCCGCCACGAGTTGTATCTACATCAGTCGGATCGGCAGAATTGTTAGTCAGTTCTAGCCAATCTACGTGTGTTTTAGCCATATTTTTTAATTATTCATTTTACTTGTATTACCCCCGTTATTAGATTTAATAAGGGATAATATTTTTTCTTCAATTGCCTTGTCTTCGTAAATTTCTTTTACAGAGATATGGATAGGAACATATCCGGCATCAAATAACATCTTTTCTCTTTCGCTGTCTATGTGCCGATGTATTTTCCCGTCTATTTCAAGAATTACTCTGCCGATTAAGAAATCTACCTCTTTGCCATTCACCCTCCACTTTGCCCTAAAGGGAATGTGATTCCTTTTGAGCATTTCAGCAATTTTCCTTTCGCTTTTTGTAGAACGATGTTTGGCTAAACTTAGCAATTGATTCCTCATTTTCTCTTTAACTCTCGTCTTGATGAGGAAAGGCGAGGTTCTGTTGAGAGCTAATAGCTACTTCGACTTTTTCGTTTTCTTTCTGTTCGTTTTCTTTTTAGTTGTCTTTGCCTTTGTTTTGGTCTGTTTAGGTTTAGCTTCTTCCGCTTCTGTAATCAGAGAAATTAAGACCTCTCTCGGAGCTTCAGGAGTTGCTTCAATCCCCACCTCCTTTGCCTTTTCCAGCAATTGCTTCTCTGTTAGCTGGGTATAAGGATCGGCAGGCAAAGAACTTTTTGCCTTTTCGTAGTCCTCTAGGGTTAAAACCCCCTTCCTAACATAATCTACCGGAATTTTAAGCTTATAGACAGCGTTTAATTCCTCTTCGTTCCAAGGGATTCCAGCCGCTTTTACTCTTCCTTGAGCACATAATTTGCCCCAATCTATTGCTGTTAATGTCATTTTACTATATTTATTTTTACTTGCTCGCTTGCTGACGCTATCGGGGAAAGGCGTCAACTCAATCCCCGATAAGCGAACATAGGATTGGTTGCTTTTTAGCTACCAGCCCCTGTAGAACCTACTATGTAGGCAGGGTATCCCAAACCAGTCGTATAGAAGAAATCACAGGAATAATCCCAGTTTTTATTCGTATAGACTTGGTCAGGTGGGTCGAGAGACGGTCTTTCGGCAAACAATGCGTTTAGGGTTTCTCCCACCTTAGTGGAGTCAGCCATAAACCAGTAATCCGAAGTATCCGTGTCATCTGAACGCTCTTCCAGTCGTTCCCAAACAATTAACTGCTTGATCTTTCCCTTCAATGGGTTGATAGAACGGTTAGCTGTATCCGGATTATCCGGAGAGTAAATTAGCCGTTCCGCCAAATCCTCAAGTGAAGGAGGAACAATCAAGGTGTCAAGATTGATTGGTCGGTTGATGCCGTTGGGGTCTTTGAATGTCTTTCCTACTATCCGGGCATTGTTTATCGCATCTCTTGAGAGTATGGGATTCGATGACAAGGCGTTGCTGAAGGAGTAAGACGAGCTTACAGGCGAATCGTGAGTTGCGTTGAACAGACACTTTCCGTCTGGTCCAAGACCAGAAACAGTGTCCCCGTAAACATCAGAATAAGAAGTATCCCATCCATACAGGAGAATATCGGCAAGACTTTGATCAATCTTATCAAAGGCGTCGATTGCTAATGAACGAATAATTGTTTCAATTTGATTATGTAAATCAAATTTCCGCATTTCTTTCGTTACCGAAGCAACTCCTCCAAAGTATTTCTGTGTCCAAGTGATAGAGTCTCCTTCTTCAGACAAGATGTTAGGCAAGTCTTGTCCCGGAGTAACCTTCTTAATTCCACTTAAACCGTGAAGAATAAGATGGTCATAAGTTTTTCTCTCAGTGTCAAAGACATTGAAAATCTTATTTCCCCCCATCTCTGCCACTTTCGTCTTGGCGACTTCATTGAAGATTGATTGTAATTCATCTGTCAAAGAGTCGAAATCTGAAGTTGTAATTGGTGTTGGCATAGAAATCTAGTTTAAGAGACTAAGAAGGTGAAATAACCCCGAAGCGTTCCCGTGTCCACAAATTCCGTCACATAGAAGGCATTGACGTCGGTGGCGTCTTCGTCAAGAGTCTCGTGGTCTTCAAGGTCAATAAATGTTCCCCTCTGGGTAACATCCGCTGCGCCATCAGTATCTCCCTCACATTCCACGTCAGTCAAGTTCAATACCAAAATGTCTTCGTGTGCTCCGGAAGCAGTTGTTACATCTTCCATTGCCATAAAGACAATGTTAGACCCACTAGAGGTAGCCCTTTGGAGATAACCAGAGGACCACTCCAAAAGGTCAAATTTGGTAATGGTTGTGTCTGGAACCGTTCCATCTACGATAGTCGTCAATTTTCCTGAACCGTATCTTAGTGGTGTAATCATTTTCGAGTTTTTTTCACTTTGTTGCGACCTTTAATACCAATCTTCCATCTTCTCTCGGTGAGGAAAAATATGTTTTTTAGGTGGAGTTGGCTGTTTCTCTTTGCCCTTGCTAATCCCTTTATCAGTAGCTAGCTCGGCGGTGTCTTTTTTCCCTTTATCTTCTACCGGTGCTGGCGTTATTCCCTGATCTGCCTTCCAACGCCGATGGGCGTCAGCAATAGCTTGGACTTTTGCGTCATAGCTCTTGCTTCTAGGCGGAACATAGAAAGCGATAACATCCGGCCAATTAAGGGCAATTTCCTCGTCTTCGCAGGCCTTATTGATAGCTCTTTGCTCCTCTGCCTGCTCAAATTCCTTTTTTGTCAGGAATTCTTCCCTCTGTTTTTTGATAAGTTCGCCATACTCATCAAATTCTTCTTCTGCCTTTTTAGCTGGCTCTTCGGGCTCTGACCCCGGAAGAATACGCCCCCTTTCACGGTTGAGACGAATAACGGCCTTGCGGTAATTATCCTTCTCCTCGGCTTCCTTCCGTAATCGTTCTAGCTCGGACTTAGAGATCGATACCTCGTCGTCTTCGGACTTATCGGTGCTGACAGCACCCTCCTCTCCAACCTTAGGCGACTTGGGAGTTTCCTTTTCTGGCTGATCTTTGCCAGTAGAAGTTTTCTCCTCTTCTTTGTTTAGATCTTGTGCTTCTTCTGCCATAATTTTTAAAACCTTTATTTTAAGTGCGTAGTTCTCGCACCCTTATCCAGAGAAGCCCCGACTGCGGAGCTTCTATCTAACCACGAATATCTTTGATACTCTTGAGCAGATAGAAACTCCGGGCTTCCCGGTCCAACTTATTTACTTTTAACGTCCTTGTCTTTTGGTTGACGATTACACTCGTTTATTTTCTCCCTGAAAGCCAAATACGACTCTAGCTTGAAAAACCAATCTCTGCCCCACCTCTCAAATTGCTGGAAAAAGGCATTAAAGTCTTGGTCTCCCAGCTCTATCTCTATTTCTTTGCCCCCTTCCTCTTCTTCAATCTTTCTTGAACGGGTAGCAAAAGCCTGCCTCTCTTCGGTAGTAGCTTTGTTTTCCCCAATTTTTAGGGCTATCTTTTCCCCTTCCTCCATTAAACCAACAAACTCAGGAACTGCTCCCCTAAAGACCTTTAAAACCTCACCAGCAGAACTTATGTCGTCTATCGTCAAGAACTCTTTAGGAGGAGTTTTTCTCAACCCATTCCAACAAACGGCAATATCAACCTTTTTTGCTTTGAGTTTTTTCATTTTTTCTTCTTTCTTCTTCAACTTTCTCAAAATTCCTTTTAGCCTCCGAAAGTAGTCTTCCAAGCTCTATCCTCTGTCCAACATACATCCAATATTCCTCATCTCTCGCCACTCCTTGTCCCAACATCTGGAGAATGTAAAAATTTCTAGTAGCAATGTAATTTTGGAATTCTTTTAACGGATACTGAAGACCTATCCATTTATTCATCTTTTCCTTGTCAATGTAGTCCGTGGCTACGGGAGTTTTAAGAAGCCGAAATAGAAGTTTTACTAATAATTTTTTCATTGTGTCGACCTTTGATTAGCTGACAACGCTGGTAATGCCGATGGCGACCCCCCTGATCCACTAGAGGGTGCTCCTCCCTGCTCTGGCGTTCCGGGAATTGGCGACTGGGGTTGCTGAGGAGATAAACTATATTTTTCAGAGTCCTCCCCATAAGCCTCGGCAAAATCTTCAAATATAACATCTTGATTGGCTAAGAAAATCTGAGGGAAGTAAGCAGCCATTGTTTGTATCTTCTCTTGAACTATTGCTTGAGCCTCAGCTGAGTCTTTCTGATATAAGCTCTCTGAAACAACCTGAACATCGTATTCAAATTCGTCAAGGTAGGAATGAACTAAGGCAATCTTCTCGAACCTTTCCCCTTGTAACCTCATCTTCTCTTCCTCAATTCCTAGCTGGTCGCTAGTGGGCAAAGAGTCCCTATCCTTGACAAACTGGATAGCTAATGTCCCAGTAGAACCATCAGGAAACTTGCTTCCCTCCACCAGAATAGTCCTAAAGCTCTCTTGGTAAATCTTGTTCCCCTTTTCTCCAACAATCTCCTTAACCTTAGGAGAAGTGTAATTCATTAAAATATTCAGAATTCTTAGCTTGGTTTTCTGTATCCAAAGATCGGTTAAGAACATAAAGAAGAGACCTTTCAGCTTTTTAGCATTCTCATTGGCAATCACAATCTCTCTCGCAGTCACTCCTCGCCCAGCCACTCCTTGCTGAGTCATATCCATCGTTCCAAGGTCTAATCCTTGAGACACCCACTTGACCATAGCCATCTCGGAATCGTTAATGCCAGGAATCCTCTGGTATTGGATTTGGTTTATGTCTTCAACATAAATTGTGTTCTCCATTCCAATATTCTCGTTCTCCATTTCCAACAGGTCTTTATTCTTTATGCCTGCCAATAAAGGCGGATTTAGAGAACGATAAGTCTTGTCCAAACTCATATTGTAAAGGGTGTTTATCACATCCTGAACATCCATATTGGCGTTAGGAAGGGAATTTCCATAGAAAAAATCCCGTCCTGAAAATGGCTCAAAGATAGTCTTGGAAAAGGGATAAAGCTTTTGCTTTCTTCCCCAAAGCATCGGAGCGGCTAAAAGCAAAACTCCGTTCACCACCACACAATACTTGTCTAAAAAGCGATTATAGTATTTGATAACCTCATATTCGTCCTCTCCCTCAACTCTGCTCTTCCAGCTAGTGTTGAAAAAGGTTCTTGTTTCGTTCTGATATTGCTTACCCGAAGACTTGCCCTCCACATATTCAAAGTTCTTGTATTGTCCAAATTCCTTTTTAACCGCCGCCTTGTCTAAATATCTAATCCAAGCAATGGCCGACTGGGCTTGAAGGTCGTGGATATGAAAATCTTTAATAAAAAGCTCGGCAAGAGGAACTAGAACATCAACACATTCATCCTCTACCTCAACCTCCTTCTCTTCAAAGTCCATTTCCCCAGTCGCCAAGTCGTAGCTCTTGATAAACTTTCTCTTGTATTTTGTTTTTAAATAACCGTCATACTTGACAACCGTTCCTTGAGTAGCACAAGTCCACGCTTCCCAAAAGATGCTTGCCTCTTGGTTAGCATTATCCCGAGATTGTTTAACTAAATTCTCCATCACCTCTGCTCGGCGAAGGTCCATCCCGCCATCTTCTAAGCTTACCGCCCTATAGCGAAGCTGGGGAGGAGTGCTGGCTACTGCCGCTACCAAGGCTTTCAACTTGTTTCTGCTTGCTTGGTTAAAAACATTTGATTGCCAGTCTTCTTTTCCCTGTGCCTCTCGGCTTGGAACATAGCCTTGTATCCTCTTTTCTGAGTCGTCAAGAAAGCTTATTAAGGTTCGGTCATTGAATTGCCGATAGGTCAAGTCCCGGGCCTTAATCATCTCGTCTACTTCTTCATAGACAAAGTCCATCTCTTCCCTCTCTTTCTTGGTGGGACGATATGGTTTTGAAATTACATTAGGCATAAATAATATGAAAAAGCGGGCAGGCTTTAACCTCTAGATAAAATCTAGGGACTAAAGTCCACCCGCCGTATTGTTCGGTTAGGGTAACTCTAATTTAATTAAATAGCATCTTTTCTTCCATTGTCAAGTTTTTCCCTTCTGGTATCGCCAGTCAGTCTGATCGGTTCTAATCTGTCTCAACCTCCCACTCCCGTCAAAGAAAGCAGTCTTCTTTCCACTGCGACAAGTAAAAAAGTCTTTTTCTAACAGAAAAGAGAACAACTCTAAGAAATTATCAATTTGGTTATGGGTTAATTCTTTCTTTTTAACCGCCAAAATAATCCTGAATTCGTCTTCCGTCAAAGATATTTCCTGTGTTTTTGCTTCTGACATTTTAATATCCAGACATTTTAAACATTTCTTTCCCTGACTCTTTCCTCTTTTGTTTCATCTTTCGGCTAAAGAACTCATCTTCCACCTGGACTTGTGTTTTTGTTGGGAGTGGTCTTGACATTAGCCCATATCTTATTGCGTCTCCAGCGTGGTCTTCCCCATCAGAATCAACATCTTCAACCTTTATCGCATCATATACCAAGCTTGGAAAAGTTCTGATAAATGCCGAACAAGTGTCAAAAACCTGAAGCTTAGCCCCAATCGTCTCATCTTTAGTAATCATCGGCTTGAGATATTCCCTAACAGTATTCCACCCACTAATCCGGTCATTGTTTCCTCTTAATAACATTAAAGATTTTCCAGTGGCATTCCTATAGTTTGACTCCATTATGTCAGCCCCACTAATTGCTTCAGACCCTCTCTCTTTCCCTTTAATCCAAGCCGCAGGATCTATCACCCAATACTTAATTTTTTCATCAGCTGGAGTCATTGCCACAATCTCCTTTGTCAAAGCAGAATAGGTGAGTCCCTCTTGATAAAGCTCCCGATAAACATAAACAACCCCTTCAGGGCTAACAGCACACCAATAAGCCGCCGAAGGATTGCTATACCCATAGTCAATACAGATAAACTTCATCCAATCATCGGGGATTTTGAAAGGTTTAACCACGTGAATCTCTTTCCTCCACTCGGTAAAATACTGCCCCTTGAAAATATCCCAATCCCCTTCCAAAAAAGCCTTCTTCAATGGCTCAGGCAAACTCTCTAAAGAACGATAATATTGTTCGTCTAAATAAGGATTATCTTTTGCCTTAGCAGAAATGAAATAAAACAAGTCTTTTTCTTGTTCCTCTGGCTCAAATTCTCTAGTAATCCACCTTCTCTTTACCCAACTATGCCCCTTAGATCCAGGGTTTGTTCCTCCCAAAAACTTCCACTCCCAAGAAGGGATACCCGGCCACCTCAACCTAGTCCTTAAAAAGAAAAAGACATCTTCTAGGTTTTTCGTCAGTTCATCAACTGCCTCAATGGCAAATTCTGAACTCTGATATTTGGAAACATCGTCTAGGTTTCTAAAAGCCAATACCCCCGACCCAAATTCAGAATTCAAAACAAAGTTGTGGTCCTGCGAGTTATATTTTCCCAACCATTCAGGAAACTCAAATTTAATTTTGCTCAAATGCCTGTCCTTTAGAGCCGGATAATCCTCACAAAAAAGACCGCCCGTTACATTCTTAACTCCATATTGGGCATAGTAATAGAGCAATCTCTTTAAAACCTCCCACCTCAACCAGTAGCTCTTTCCTCCACCCAAAGCTCCACCATAAAGAATATACTTGTATTTATCTACCGCCTTATCTGCCTCCTTCTGACGAGGGGTAAAATGAGCCAGTTCCGAAAAGCGGACATCCTCCATATTACTTATCAAGGATTATCCTTTTGTCTTCAACCTCCACTTTTGATTCGTCTTTGTATCCGTGCTTTGCCAATAATAGTTTAGCAATAGTTGCGTTGTAATCGCCAGACAATCCCCTATTAAACATTCTCACTACTTGCGTCTGGTTGATTTTTTCTAATATGTGTCCTATCCCTTCATACTTTTTCCCCCACTTTTGAAGAGTGCGAGTGGCAATCCCTAACTCTAAAGCCAATCCTTCCTGTGTTGGCAGGTTGACTTCCGTCTTATAAATAGTTCTCCTTCTACCAGTAGCTTTGCTAATTTTGCTAATGGATATTGTTCTATCCACCTGCTTCTTCAACCAAGCCTCTGCCTGATCGATTTTCTCTGGAGAATATTTACCTTTTGGTCCGCTCCTTGCCATATTCTAGTCCCTTAATAATTTTTTGAAGAGTATCTTTATCTCTTGGCTTCTCATAAGTTACCCCTTTCTCATTGGCCATAAACAACAATCCTGCCTTGAATGATTCAAAATCCATTGGCTTATCCTTCTTTTTCACAACACTAGGAAATTGTAAAGCACTTGCCTCTACTCCTAGCTGACTAAGAAATTCTTTTACCATTGGACATTGACGAGTATAAAGCAAACTAAACCCCCCGGCCTGCCTTTTGGCTTTCTCAAAAGCATCTTCTAACTTGAAATCCAAAACATATATAACTTTCTGCTCTACTACGGGTGGGATAAAAATTGAAACCGGAGACCTCTTTTCTCTCGAGGCAATGAAAAAATAAATCCTCAAGTCTTGCTCCTCCTGCCTTTTGAAAACCAAATTTGGACTTGTTGGTTGGGTATTTGTTTCCACGCTACTCTATTTTAGCACTTTTTAATCTTTTTTCAATGATGTCCAAAAACTTTTTCTTCTCCTTGAGGCTTTCCTCCCCTTCTCTAATAGCATCTTCCACCTTCTTCTCTTGATTCATCGGCGTTCCAGCTACTATTTTTTTTTCCATTCCAATCACCTTCTGAGAGTCAAGAGTTTTTAAAAACTCTAGTTCCGTTTCTACTTGAACTATTGCCCTCAAGGTGCTGTCGTAAAATTCCTCTAAAATCTCTGAGTGAGTTTTCATATTTTAATTATATTAATTTATTATTATCTGTTTCAATTTTGCTATACCACCCTTTCCCGTAAAGGTTCTGCAGTTGTTCAAAATACTGCTGATACATTGGGGCAATGTTTTGAGAAGTAAATTGTGCCGCCCAGTCCCGACAATCTTTTGGTTTAATCTGGTCAATATTCTTAGCGGCCATTATAAATTGAGCTAAACTTCTAGCCCTAAAACCAGTCTTCCCGTGTTGGACAATTTCCGGAAAACTTCCCCAATCTGTTGTAATAACAGGAGTTCCGCTGGCCGCCGCCTCCATAATAATATATCCAAATGGTTCAATATAAATAGTGGGGACAAAAACAGCTTTGGCTTTAGAAAGCAATTCCTTTCTCTTCTGGCTATCGGCAAACCCCACTAGTTCAATATTAGAGTCCTCTTCAATCTTCATTCCCGAATCAATGCCGGCAATTTTCAGCTTCGCCCCAATCGCCTTACAGGTTTCAATGGCAACCTCCACTCCCTTGTTTTGGACAATCCGCCCCAAGTAAAGGAAATAATCCCCCTTCTCCTCCGAAAACTGGAAATCGTCTAGATCAAAGATTGGAGGAATAACTGCGTCAGTAAAAACTCCAGAGTTCATCCCCATTCGCCCATAATGCCATTGCATCCAAGAATAGCTCTCAAAAATCTTATAGCGGGCGAAAACTCCCCGATAGCCTATCCCCACCTCTACTTGTAAAGGCATATCTACTGCGTCAGCTACTGGCTTTTGATAAGACCCAGTTGGAATAAGAAGAAAGTCTCTTGACCGAAAATATTTCGGGTGCCTCTTTTTTATCTCGGCGATAGCCCTAGTGTTAAAAAGAAGATTAGCTGGATGATTTCCTTCTTCTACATAAAGTTTCTCCGGTAATTCCTTTTTCTTTAAAACTTCAACAAATTCGTCACATTCAACCTCCGATCCCTCTGCCCCATAGAAAATAACCTTATGACCTAGCGACCTCAACGCTTTGGCAATATGCATTATCTTCGAACAAAAGGCGTATCCAACCCCTTCTTTCTTGTTGGTGGGAGTATTGAATGTCCCCAGCAAATGGAAAGTAAATGGCTCTAGCTTAGCCTTAACCGCCTTCTGATTCTTAACTAACATATAGTTCCCCGGTTCTCGGTCAGTAGTAACTATCTTAAACCCAAACTTCTCCTTTAACCACTCCACTGAATCTCCCGTATAATCCTCAATGATAATAGTCATTTCTTTGTCTGCCGATAAGACCTTCTCCATTCCCTTGATAACCTCCATTTGACTCCCCTCAACATCTATTTTTATCATATCGGGGACAATTCTTTCTTTCTTGTTTAACTTATCAAAGGATATATTATTAACCCTACGGCTATTTTTCCCCAATCCTTTGTCTGTTCCCCATTGCCCGCCGATGTTTTTTCCATAGATATTAGTTTTAAGCTCCTCCTTGTCTGAAAGAACGGTAAAGTTGACAATTACATTTTTAATCCCATTGTCAGCTAGATTTTTTGTCAACACTTCAAAGTTCTCTTCTAGTGGCTCAAAAGCATAAACCTTACCACTAGATCCAACTAGCCCTGAAGCAAGCAAGGTGTAGTAACCAACACTAGCTCCAACATCCACAAAAACTTGGCCCGGTTTTAAATTATCTTTGATAAACTGGGTGGTTCGAGGCTCCCAACTTTCTGTTTCCACCACCGAATCCGTCAAAGGCCAATCTCCCTTGATGAGCTTCATCTTATATCCATTGACATTTTCCTTAACAATTGTTTCAATTTTCATAGTGGTTTAACAAAAAGCAAAATAGGTCGATATCCAGACCATACTTCTTGAAACTTTAATTTTAATGTTCTTTCTAATTTGGGAATAAGTTCATCAATTTTGAAAGCAAATCCCCAGTCTGGTTGCTGTAAAACATCGGGGATTTCAATAAAAAACTGACGACATTTTCCCCTGAAAAGAGTTAAGTTCTCAAAAGCCGCTTTTTCTCCCAGCTCATTGATTTCACTATGAAGAACCGAAAGATAAAAAATATTGTCAAAAAAGACATTCTGCTTTCCGACATAATCCTTCCAGTCCGCTAGAATAAAATCAATCTTTAAACTTTGGAGAGTGGCTAGGTAGCGAGCAATCCCTAATAGTTTTTTCCCCCTCTCGTCTTGATTTGTAATATACCCCCTCTCTAATCCAGTAACTTGGTATCCCTCTTTGGCTACTTCGTGAGAAAGGTATCCCTCTGAACATCCTATGTCTAAAACACTTTCCCCTACTAGACTATTAAGAAGATAATTCCGCCGGCCCTCTCTATCCGGCCTCTGAATAGAAAAATCTTTTAACCTGCCCAATGGGTCGTTGACATAATGATATAACCTTTTAACCCCCCAAATGCTACTAGCCATTTTCACTAAAGGAAAATCTCTTCCCTTGATAGCTGTTGGGTCAATTCCCGTCGAATCCCAATCAGTAGTAATTTCCACCTCTGGATCTATCTTCAAATAGCGAAGGATACTTATCCGGTGATGCCCGTCATAAATCCTAATAAATCCATTGTCGTCAAACCATACGAACAATGGAGCAATCGACTTATAGCCATTTTCTTTAATGTCCCTGTAGATCCCAATAAACTCCTCAACTCTCTTCTTAATTGCCGGCTCGGTTACTTCTGAAAGAGACATATGTTGCCCACCCCAAGTTTCACAATTCCTCTGAAACTCACTAAGGGGAGAGTTCTCTAGGTCCTGCCCCTTCTCATACATATCAAGAGTCTTGAAGATAACATCTTCAAACCAAGAAGGTTCTATGACCGAGCTTTTGACCTTATGTCTCATTTTCTCTTTTTAATCTCTCCTGCTCCTCACTTTTCCAAACTCTTCGGCGTAATTCACTAGTGGAAAAGTTATGCTTACGAGAGTTGTAATAAATTTTTCCCTCCCCAATATCCCATCCAGTAAAGTGTTTACCCCTCCAATCCTCTCCTATAATTCTAACATCCCAAGAGATTTTTTTCAAGTGTTTAAGCAAGTCTGCTTCGGTCTGATAAACAAAGAGTTCATCAATGTATTTATTCGCCTCCAATATTTCCATTCTTTCCTCAACCGACATAATGGGTCGGTTCTTTTTCTTCCCTCGATAGGAAGCCGGAGTAACAGACGGGTCTGCTTGAACCCCAACGATCAACCAATCGCAAACCTCTTTTGCCTCCTTAAACATTCGGATATGCCCACAATGGCATAAGTCAAAAGCTCCAACAGTTATTCCTACGATCCCCTTCTTGCTAGTCATCATACAAGACGCTTATTGTGCTGCTTTGCCATTTCAACTGCGTCTAATATACACCATATTATAGCAAATAAGGCAAAAATAAGCAAAAGAGGGTCTATTGCCAAACATATACCGACTAGAAAATAGTATCCAATAAACAAAACAACCCCTCTAAAAACTCTTCCTGAATAAACTTGCCCTAAACCTGGAACTATGAACGAAAGAATTCCTGCTAATACTGGGTCTAACCACAAAACATTTGTTCTTGTTGTATCTTTTTGATTAGTCATTGTAAATTATTATTTTTAATTTTAATTCGACCTATTCGACCTTTGGTTAATTTCAATAAATTCTTCTAATATGTACAGGTTAAACTAGTTGGCTTTGTCTATTATCTTCCTGAAACTTCTTTGACCAATGTGCTATTCGGGCTTCAGCTATCTCGATGTATTCCCTGTTAATCTCGCACCCCTCAATGTCGGTATATCCTGCCTTTATTGCTCCGATTATTTCGCTACCACTTCCAGCAAAAGGCACTAACAATCTCTGCTTGTTAGGGGTTTTGAATAGGGATAGGATTTTGTGGTTTAAGGAGATTGGTTTTACTGTGGGGTGGTTGTTTTTCACTTGTATCGGTGCAAATCTTCCCTCTTTATTTAGTCCAGTTGCTTCTCCTTTATCCTCCCTCATTCTATCAGAATATAGAAATAACAACCATTTTAAGGTGCTATCTTTTAATTCCTCACACCCAGCATTTCTTTCACTCTTGCTTACTTTGGGGCAATAGAAGTATAAATCGTGTTCTTCTTTTTCAAAGTCGCATTTGTGGAGGACTTTATTCGCTTCCCCGAGTTTCTTCCCTGCTTGTGAGTTGCAGTAGGTTTGTGCTGGGTATCTGCCATCACTATTATGAAATCCCATATTTGGCAAATCATTTTTACTTCTTAAATTATTTCCACTTTCATCTCCAAATGAATGACCGTGTCCTTTATGATTTTTAGCGTTTAATCTTAAATTGGGGTCATTTTTATCTAGTGGAACTCTGTTTTTTTCTATATCTAAAGCTCCACAAAGACATTTCTCATTTCCATTTTCATATTCTAAGGTATCGTGTAAACAGCTTTTAGTCTTATATGGGCGTTGAAAAATCATTATCGTTTCGTTGGTCTGCTTTAGTGGTGCTATGGAGTATTTATAGCCAGAGTATTTTTTGGCAAGGGGTGTTGAGGGTTTTGTGTAGTTATAATCCATAGTAGATACTTCTTTTTTCAAGTTTTCGTCTGTAGCTTCCATTAGTGCATTCGCCCTTATATCGTGTGCTTTTCTTGTCCCCGTAATTTCTCTCTCTGCCCCAGCATTCTTATCTATATTCTTGCTTAAATCACTTGCTTTGGGGAAATTGCTTATAAAGAACCAGTATAAACTTTGCTTTTCTGTAAATCCTGCTAGTGCTGAATAATACTTGAAGAGTAATAACTGTCTATCTAAGCCGAACATAACTAAATGTCCACCATATTTTAATGTTCTAAATGCTTCCTTGAAGTAGTCCTCCCAGAACTTTCCGTCGGGCATATCCCACTTATTCATAAAGTCAGACACTTTTTTGTAGTCCACCTTGCCATCAGAACAAATGACTATTTCTGAACCAAGTGCGTATGGTGGATCGCAATATATCAAATCTGCCGAATAGTCGGCTTGAGTTCTCATAAACTCTAATGCATCTTGTTGTCTAATCATAGTGGAGGCGGCAGGAATTGCACCTGCGTTTCAATATGTCAATGGTAATTTCTTATTCCAAAAAACTTTTTCTATATTTACATTCCTCTTGCCGTTTTTTATAGCTCTTAAACTTATCTTTTCCTTTTCGTAAACAACC